TCATGAATTTGTATATGTGCTATAATACCTTCTTTGTAAAGTTCTAACATTGACTTTTTTGTCATGTCTGCTGCAGAACCTTGTATTAATTTATTTAGTGCCTTGTATGTATAAGCTCTTCTAATCCCTGGTCCGTGTTCCTTGAGTGCCTCTTCGTGAGGCATGGCTTTGTGCATACCAAACTGATTTGGCTCCCACAGATGAAACCTGCATAGTCGTCCTAGTAAAGTTCTTATCTGTCCACGATCTTGTGCACGATTAGATGCTGCGTTCATCAGCTGTTTTACAAAGGGAACTTTTTTGTGGTACTGATTAAATAATTCTTCTGCTTTTTCTTTTGTGACACCTAACTCTGCTTGTAATTTATTTTTACCCATACCATAAAATAAACCTAGATTAATTGTTTTAGCTTGTGATCTTGGTATTTGTGCCATGTCTGCAACAATCTGGTGAAAGTCAGTTGAGGTATCATTGTTGTATGCTTCAATAACTTCATAAACAGATGGAAACTTATACAAAGATGCATAGTGCACAACTAGTCTTGGCTCTTGTTGTGAATAGTCAAAACATCCCCAGGTATGTCCCTCCTCTGGTAAAAATAAAGATCTAATCAGTGGTCCTAGATCCTTGTTCCTTGCTGGTAGTTGCTGTAAGTTTGGATTATTGTAACTAAATCTACCTGTTACAGTTCCGCCTTGATCTGATCTTATTTGATTTATATCCGCATGTATTCTACCTTTGTGTTCATATTTTATAATCGTATCAATAAATGTTGTGTGAGCCTTGTTTATCTCTCTAGCTTTTGCTATTCTTTGAACCATAGGATGTTTATGTTCTTGAAGAAAGTTTTTGGTAAAAGATGGTGACTCGGTTTTTTCAGTTCTGGAATAATCTAATCCAAGTTTGTCAAAAACTTTGGCGATGCTACGTGCGGCCCATATCTGAACATTTATTTGTGTTTCTTTTTCAACTTCTTGCAGTAATTGTGCTTCTTGTTTTGACAATTGTTCTTTCAGTGTATGAGCTCTTTCGACATCGACGCGAACCCCTTTAAATCTCATGTCAACTAAACAAGGAAATAAATCAGTTTCTAAATTAAAAATAGATTCTAAGTCTTGATGTATAATCTCTCGTTTCATAACTTGCCAAAGTTCTAATGTTAACTCTGCGTCTCTTTCTGCGTACGCTCCAACTTCCATAGCAGGTAGTTGCCACAGATCTTGTTTTGGATCTAAACCACGTGATTTAGCTGCTTCTATTAATGCGTTTTCTGATTTACCATAACCAAGATAATCCCAACCTAAACTATTTAAACTATATTGAAAACGATTCTCATCTACAAGTGATGCAGCGATCATCGTGTCCACTATTAAACCATTAATTTTTATACCTAACTGACGTAACCAACACACATCATACATTGCATTGTGAAATATTTTGACAGAAGTTGTAGACATGATATCTTGAAACCATGATAAGACTTTTTTTCGATGCATATTTTGACCTGATGCGTGAGCAATCGGAAAATAAAATTTCCGACCAGGAACAGCAACAGCGATTCCAACAACGTCGCCATTTCCTATCACCGATCCTGAACCTAATTTTTTCAAATCAGGATCACGAGTCTCCAAGTCAATCGCAATCTCGTCGTAAGATCTAAGATCCGGAAACTCTTCTGGCTCTACCCACTCAGTTTGTGCAACAAAGAAAGGAACTTTCATTTATAATCTCTAGCTATAATCATATCGATATAGTGTTTTGCTTTTTCTAAGTCTTTCTTTTTACCTTTTTTAGAATGTCTCAAAAGATATTTTATTGCATTGCCTGTTGGAAAATCTAATTTATTTTTTATAATAAACTCTGCAGGTTCTATCACATAACCTTTGTAGTGATCTCCACCTTTGTCTTTTAACACTGCTTCAAAAAACAATGGGTTCGTCATAAATTATAACCGTACCTTTCTATTTTAGCTCTCATTAAGTAAAGATTTTTTCTTGCACGAGTAACACCTACATACCATACTCTGTGTTCCTCATCTCTCTTATTTACACTATTCTCGACAGATTGTCTAATCTTCCTGGCGTTATCTAAAATCAAAACTACATTATCAGACTCACCACCTTTTGCTGCGTGTATAGTAGATAATCTTACTCTTGCATCTTCAAATAATTTTTCTTTATTTGATAGCATTAAACGTATATAATCTTTTTGATTTTTTGGTGCAAAAGTAAAACATTCAAACCAAGTCAATTTTTTATCCATCTTGTCTGTGTATTCTTGTATGTCTTTCATTTCATTCTCTGTAATACTTTCTCCTTTTGTCCATCTAGTGTAGTTCACAATCGCTTTGTAAAGTTTTACTGTGTAACTTTTTCCCTTTTTAGTTTCATAATAAACTCCACGTTCTTCTAATTGTTTCATGATATCTTTTAGTCTAGATGCAGTTCTAGCTAATATTAACCAATTACCTTTTGTTGTATCAACTTGATTAATATCAGATATGGTTGTTACACTACCCTCTTCATCTTTTGGACTATATCTTTTACCTACTCTAAGTCCTTGTATTCTATTAATTATTGTTTTTGATGTTTGTTGAACTTGTGATGGTATTCTGTGGGATTGTGTTAAAAATATTTCTCTACCAGATTCGTTAATAAATCTATTTACATCAGCTCCTGCCCACTGAAATATGGCTTGATCATCATCTCCTGCTAGATAAACATCTTGAGATTTTTCTACTAAGACATCATACATTTTCCATTGAAGAGGAGATAGGTCTTGTGCTTCATCTATAAATACAACCTCAAACTCAGGACAAACATCTTTTTCTATAAACATAGAAATCATGTCGTTAAAATCTATTAAATTATTTTTAACTTTGTATTCTTTTAAATTTAAAGCTATGTGAGATAGTAGCTCCCATTTAATATCCTCGTTAATATATTCACTTGTGTACCACTCAGATCTCACAGATATATCTTTGTTTCTAGCTTTGTTAATAATTTGAAAATATAAATTATCACACGTAAGATAGTGACTCTCCTGATCATTATATTTATCTTGAAAGTTAACTCTTATATTTAATATTTTACCTAAATCTTCGTAGTGGTGGGGTTGCATAATATTTTCTTCTCTAAGTCCAAGCGAGTGAAAAGCAAGTGAGTGTAAAGTTTGAAAATATTGTAAATCTTTTTTTGGTTTGTTCATTCTTTCTTTTGCTTCGTTAGCAGCTTTTCTCGTAAAAGCAAAATAACCAATCTTATCTAACGGTGTATCTATGTCTATGTAGTGTTTAACTATTTCTAAAAGTTTTGTAGTTTTTCCTGTTCCTGGTGGTCCATAGACTTTAGTTATCATAGTATGTCTTCTCTATTTTTCATAGTGACAGTTTCTTCTTGATACTCATCCTTTTTAAAATAAGATTTTAAAATTTTAACACAGGTCACACTTGGGTTAGATTTTTTATCATCAGATTTTTTTGGATATCTTTTTCTACATACAAAGTCATCGTCTTGTATTTTGTACAATGTTTTCATCAACACACCTGTTCTGTCTTCTTTCATCTTCCATTCTTTATTTTTTAAAAAATTAAAAAACTTACCCCACACAAAATAAACATGTTCATCATCCATTAGTGTAGCTCCATTTTTAAATGATGTATGACTGTTAGCCAATACTTGAAACACATACTCATTTAAATATTCATGAAGTTTTTCTTCCTGACTAGTCCCCTCTGCTGGTTTAATTAAATCTACTTTACTAAATAATGCTGTTTGTATTTCAAAAAATTCTGAATTTTTTATTGTTGGTGGAACTATGTGTGCTTGTTCCATGAGCACACCTTTTAATTCTCTTTGATCTCTAAGTTTGTTGACATGGTTTGCGTGAACTTGAACTGTTTCACCTCCAGGTTTTTCTACTGTAAAATACCATTCTGGATTTGGTTTATAATCTATCTGTGTAAGATTACTTAACATTGGCCAGTTTTTCTTTTTGTCAGATGCAACACCAAACTTTCTTTTAACACAAACAGATTTTATGCAATGATTTACAATTGGATCTTCGGAGCAAGTATGACCTTTGGTATCTTTTCTCCATGCTTTAATTTTTAATTCTACTTTTCTATCGTCCCACTCTTGTGAGTATACAAAATAATTTCTAGCAGCTAGTATGACTTGTTTTTCCCAGTCATCTGCATATTTTTTTTTCGCAAAAACCATATAATTATATAGAAAACGATCTCTACCGTCACTTAATTTATTTTTAGTTAACGCTTGCAAACAAGGTGGA